ATTCTATTATATGCCTGAAGTCTACCAGATCCAATTCCCTAACCTAATAGCCTTTGACGAGTACTGGTATTTGACTTCACGCGAGGCAACCTATCTTGTCGATAAAGAAAGCGAAGAGTGTCAGGAATGGAAAGGCGATGAAGAGGATCTCCGAGACCGTATGCGACGAAAAGGAGCCGATGGCATAGAGCTTAGAAAGAAACTTGCTATCGTCAAGAAAATGAAGCCAACGGTTAGAAGAACTATCATACTCAACGATCGCGTTATGGTAGATCAGGCTCACCCGGATGGACTGGATCGCTACAGCATCCTCCCATGCCTGGGATATTTTAATCCTGACACCCCGTACTACGCCTACAAATTTCGCGGTATCGCCAGGGATTGCAGAGATGCTCAATATTGTTTTAATAGATTTCAAGTTAATGGAATGGATCAGGTCGAGGCGCAGCAGAGCGGAATTAAGATGGAGAAGGGAGCACTAGTCACTCCAGACGATTCCCTCAATCAGGGCAATGGAAGGGTTCTGACTACGCAAGTAGGCATGTTTGATAAAGTCGATAAGTTGCATGTGGATCCTCCATCTCCAGTATTCCTGCAGATGGTTGATACTTTAAAACACTATATGATGGAGATAGCTGGCGTTACTCCAGAGATGATGGGGCAGGAGATCGACGACAAGGCTGGTATTATCACCATGATACGCCAAGCAGCCTCAATTACACGCCTCCAAACGCTTTTTGACCAGTTCGATGAATTCCAGAGGCTCGACGGCGACCTAACTATTGAAATTATCCAGAACAATTTCACCCTTGGCAAAGTTAGGCAAATCATCGGCGAAGAGCCTACAGAAGAATTTCAGGAAAAGCTCTTCTACAAATATGGATGCAAAGTAGCCACTGGCGTTCTTACAGAGACCCAGCAGCAAATGGAAGCGCAACAGCTCATGTATATCAAGGAAATGGGCGGTCCTGTCGAATGGTCCGATATTGTTCCTAAACTTCTCGTTCAGGATAAAGACGAGTGGGTTCAGAAGATGCTGCAGCGTGAGCAACAGGCTTCCCAGCAACAACAGAAGATGGCTCAGCTTCAGATGCAGCAGATGCAGGTCGACAACGAAACGAAACTAAGCTATGCACGCTCACAGGATGGCCTTGCTAAAGAGAGAATAGCCAAGATCGACTCAGACAAGGCTGTGAACGCTGAACGCCTACAAAGGGCTGAGGAAGAGAAAACAGCAGGGCTTCTAAATGTCCTCAAAGCTCTAAAAGAACTTCAAGGGATTGATCTCGATCACATCGAGCAGTCCGTGAATATCCTTCACAGTCTACAGGCTGCGGAGACAAACCAAAACCCCGAACAACAACAAAGGGCAATATGAAAGAAAATATGGGTAAAGCGGGATATGTTAATGGTGACATGTCTCCGCATGTAAAAGATTACCAAAAACCATCCTCTGATTTTTCACAGGAAGGCTTTTCGAAAACTACAGACTATGTAGAGCGTCAGGATGCATTCCAAGCAAAAGAATGTAAGCAGATCAGAAGAGAAGGCTATAAAGGCAGATACTCATGAGCAAATGGATTCAGGGAGCAATAGAGAAAAAAGGCTCCTTACGAAAAGCTTTGCATGTGAAAAAAGGCCAAAAAATTCCTGAATCGAAGCTTAAAGAAGCTGAACATTCAAAGAATCCTAAAACCCGTAAAAGGGCAGTTTTGGCTGAAACACTGAAACATATGAGAAAAAAATGAGCAAAGACAATAAGGTAGAAATCCAGAAAGGAGCTATCAACCCCAATCCCATGACGATGAAACAGATGACTCATAGGGAAACGGTAGCAGAACAACGGCAAGAGAATGCACTTCGTCGAAGCGGTCAGACTTTGACACTGCATCAGCCAAAGCGATAAAGATCTATCTCCTAGAGTAAGGTCTTTTAGGGCGCGATTGAAACCCGTGCCCTTTTTCATTTTCAAATATTCCTTTAAAATCTATGGTTTGAAACATGGATAAAATAATGAGTATTGACGGAATTTTCTGCGGATTTTGCAAGTCAGATTCATTTGAAGGTGAACCAAATACTTTTGTTAAAACTAATCAGTATGGAAGCAAAATAAGTTTGTGCGTTTGTGATCAATGCAAAGAATTCGAAGGAGAAACACTTCTTAAAAACGGATATGTGAAATATGAAAGAAAATCCTGACATCAAGATCCAGAGCATTCTGAAGAAATACCAGTCTCATTACAATCCTGAGAGGGATACAGTCGGGAAAATATACCGAGATGCTCAGATAAACAATAAAGAAGACTGCATCGAAGTAGGTGATATGAGCAGGGAATTGACCACTTCACTGGTTGAAGATGTCAATGATGCTATCAGGGAATTCGACAAGCGCGAAGTGCCCTATTACCTGATGATCCATGAGAGTAAAGACCTGCAGATGAAGTCAGCGATTCGTCGCAGGATCCTCTATTTTAAATACCGTCCTTGGCCAGAAGATGACACCATCGTTTACTTTAAGAACCCCAAGACGCAAGACTTGCGATTCTGCTGGTGCTTACCGCACTGGTCAGAGATGGACAACGTCCTCATGAATGCCCATGACTATCCAAAGGAATATATTTTTCAGATCAAGCAATGGAAGAAATATAACCTACGAGCTTTTGGATTCTATGAAGTTGAAGAGGGAAAATGGATTCCCAACCCAAAATGGTCAGATACAAAGCTCGAAAACTACGCAAAGAAATCTATCATCACATGATTGACAAAGACATTATCGTGATTCAAAGAAATAATAAATGCATCGTGATATATTGCGATGTCAATTGCTTTAAAATGAACGTGTCAGATTTAGACTTTATCAAAGATGTAGAAGTCTATCCCATCACAAATACGGAACATGAGCAGTCCAGTGATTCTTCTTTAACTTAGCTCCACCAATCTCCGCACATTCCTCAGAGCAATAGATCCATCTATTCTCTTCACAATCCTTCCCACACAATCGGCATTTACACACCTCTTCCTTTTCTACTTTCTTACATTTTTGAGCATACACGCATCGATAGCATAGCTCTGACTTTATAAAATCAGACTCTTTTCTTGTTTCTTCGCATTCCGGGCAAATCTTTTCCATAAAACCATTAGTAAAATACTTCTTTGGTTTAAAAAATCCCTTAAATAATGTCCAGGTAATGGCTCCACTGGCCACGACAGTGTGAATGCGCAACCGATGCTCGCAACATCAAAGGAAAATATTTATGGATGAAGTCCAAAACCCAAGCGTAGAGCTGGAAACAGCTACGGAAGTCGCTTCCCCGGAGACAGCAGCCACTCAGGAAACAGCTCAGATTGAAGATCGTCAGGATAGAAACTGGCGCGAATTGAGAAGAGCAAAAGACGAAAGCGATAGAAAGATAAAAATGCAGGACGAACTTATTGCGAGGCTCATGACTCCGCAATCATCTCCAGTGCAATCTCCCATTGAAGAAGACTATTTAGCGGAACTTGCCAAAGAAGAATATGTCGGCGGCGATAAGGTGGCTAAAAGTTTTAAAAAAATGGAAGAAAGATTTCAAAAGAAGCTTCAAGAAGTTGAGGCCAAGTACCAGCAAAAGGAACAAAACTCCCTGCTGGCCTCTGTGAAATCTGAATACGCTGACTTCGATCAAGTCGTCAATCCTGAGACACTAGATTTAATAGAAGAAACTAACCCACGACTCGCCGCAAGTTTAGCAAGAACGATGAAAGAGGATCCATACTCATTCGCCGTTCAGAGCTACGAGTATATTAAATCCCGTGGTCTTTCTAAAAAGAGCACTACGCAGAAACGTCCTTCAGAAGTTGAGCAGAAGCTGGAACAGAATAAAAAAACTGTGCCTTCTCCTCAATCCTTTGAGAAACGTCCTATGGCAAGAGCTTTTGAGATGAATGACGATTACCTGAAAGAGGTCAACCGCGAGATGAATCGATATGCTCAACAGGCAGGAATGGGTTACTAAACTAGAGTAACCAATGACAATTTCAATTGCAACGCTGCCACCACAAATCCAGCAGCGTTACAACGCCAAACTCCTCAGCACACCTGAGAGAAATTTGGTTCACATGCTTTTCGCAACTCCAGTGGAGCTGCCAGATAACCAGGGATTTATTGACAGACAGTCTCGTTACGACCGTTTGGATTTATTTCCTGTACCGCTAGATGATGCACAAAACAACCCACCAGCACAACAGTTAAATCGTGTTGATGTGGATTGTCGTGTTCGCGTCTACGCTACCTACCTGGTCCTTACCCGCCAGGTCACAATCACTAACGAAGATCCAGTTCTTAACTCTGCAGCAGCTCGTCTTGGACAGGCTCTTAGAGAGACCCAGGATTCACTTGTGCGTGATGAATTGGAGGCTACCGCTTCTATCATCAACTGCGTTGGTGGTACTAACGGTGATATTCCAACTGAGATGACAATTTCAGACGTGGATGATGTCTTTACAGTCCTTCAGAACAACTCTGGAGAGTACATCACGAACATCGTGGAAGCGGAACTGCGCTTTGGCACAAGTCCGATTGGTGATGCGTATGGTTGCATGCTTACAACTAGGATGATTCCAGTGTTGTATAACATGTCTGGATTTATCAAGAAATTCCAGTATCCGAATATCACTCAGACGCTTTCGGTCGAAATTGGTGGAGCGAATAACATTAGATTCTTCGTTTCCGAACAAGGTTCTGTCACTCCTAATGCATCTATGCTTGGAAATGACATTGCCAACTGTTTTGTGGCAGCAAAAGAAGCTTATAAAGTTGTATGGCAAGCTGGAGGTAAAGCACGCTTTATCTATCTGCCTCCTGGATATAATAACGATCCATGCATAAAAACAGAAAATGTGCATGTAAAATCTCAAGTGATTGACTTGGAAACCTACGATTATGCTCTTGCAGCATAGTTAAGGCAACAGGGCGCAAGGTAAATATATGTTGGACATAAATATCCCACAGTATATAAAGACTCCGAAACAAGGAGTGTTTATATGGAAACAAGGATATGTACTGTCTGCAAGTTCGAAAAACCTTACAGTGAATTTTCAAGAAGCAAGAAAGGAAAAAATGGACATTCTGAGCAATGCAAAGCATGTCGTCTTGTTAAAGATCGGGAATATTATAAAAAATCTCCTGAAATCGTTCTTGCAAAGCATGGAAGATGGGCAAAAAAAAATCCTGAAAAAATTCTGGCAAATCAACGAGCGTATTATGAAAGGAATCGAGAAAAGATCCTTGAAAAACTCAAAGAAACCAGAAAAGTTAATGGATACAACACTACAAAAAAATATAAGCAGAACAATAAAGAAAAAATTGCTTGTCATAATTATGTGGCATTGGCAATTAAGTTCGGCCATATTGTACGCCCTGAAACATGCGAAAAATGTAAAATTAAATGTAAGCCAGAAGCTCATCACTATGATTATACAAAACCCTTGGTCGTTACTTGGGTATGTAAAAAATGTC